TCTTAGATTGCCTGATATTGCTTTTTGGTAGGCTGCGTAGTTTCTAAAGAACTTACTAATAGAAGCTACAGAGTAACCAGCTAAACTTTGTAAACCTTCTGTAATGTTTAGGTCAAAGACTGTTTTATGTTCTTGTGGAACTTTTATGATAAATTGTTTCACATCAGTAGGTAGAATATCATATACATCCTCTATAGGTGTGTCGTATATAGGCTCTTTATTAAATGCTTTGAGAACTATCTCTAAGTCTTCTAAGGTATTAATAACAAAAGGTTCTAAGTTATTACCTCCAGCATATACTAAAAATCTTTTATCTCCATACTCTTGAGGTTTTACATCCCAAATTGCTGGGGAGAATATTTTAGTTGCTGGGTCATTCTGCGATTTCTTAATTATCTCTTCTGTGAAGGAGCCGACGTGTGTTGTTGATGATACTAGGATTGCTAAAGAGTAGTTTACTCCATTTACAATGAAACGAGTTTGTGAACGAGTTATCATTTGTGTATATAAGGTTAATACTTTTTTATTAACATTGTATTCATTATCTCTAGTTCCTGCCATCTCTCTAAAGTTAGCTTCGTCTAAGATTGCTCCTATCATATCTAGCCCAATAAAGTGATTGTGGTTAGAACCTACTGTTACGAATAGTCTTTCATTAGGCCATACTAACATAGAGTCTAGCCCTTGCTTTCTTTGGAAGTGTTCTTTGAAGTAAGGTATATCGTCTACCCATTCTATCATTTTTGCAAAACCAGACATCATAGCTTGGTCTTTTGTTACTGATAAATACGCAAAGGCTATTCTAGAGATTGGAGCTAAGTTAAAAAGACTAGCTACATTCTCATAACAAGATAATTCATATATTACTCTTAAGATTATTAAGACTGCTGTTGTTGTTTTACCAACACCCATAGCTCCTGTTAATATAACTTGATTTATTCTGGTAGGTGATTCGAAGATTTCAATTATGGCATCTTTCCAATAGTCATACAATATGTTAACACTACTTCCTACATAGTAGTAGTCATTAAGCCACTGCCTAATAGGTACGATAGGACGAATAAGTTTAGCTTTTACTTTACTTCTAGCTTTAAGTTGTAGAAATACACTTCTAATTCGCTCTATTTCGTCTTTACTGTATATATCTTGTAAACTATTCAGTAATTCTTCTACTGACTCCTCTGGGGGTCTTTTAGAGTTATTAAATTGTGTTTTACTATGTAAAGATTCCATAAGTGTTTCTCCTAGTTTATATTTTTAACATCATGTAAAGGGTTTTTTCATCTTGTGTAAGAGGGAAATCGGTATTATGTTTAGGTAATACTTTATTAGTGTGCCTTGCTTGCGCTAAGATGATTGTGTCTTTATCTTCTTCCGCCAAGTTTATATCAGCCGCGGAAGGTGGGGAACTTAAAGTGTAATCATAAGAAGCTTGGAAAATATCATCATAAGAAGCTTGGCCAGCTGTTATGTTTGCTAGTAGGATTGTTGTTGTATTGTAGTATATAGGTTCAGGTTCGTCTTCTGGTTGGTTTTCATAAGAAGCTTCAACTACAGGAGCTAAATACAAGTGGTTAAATTTTTTATCCCCTATATCATCAAAGGTTGAGGTGTAATAAGTCCTGCCTTTAAAAGTTACGATATCGTTTGTTAAGTTCTCCTCAGCAGCTACTAAAGGTTCTTTAAGCTTAACTATATACTTTATCTCACTATCATTGTCATATACATAATCTAAGTCATCCATAATAAAATTATTCGAGTCTTGAGAAGGTTTAACTTCTTTATCTTCTCTATCTTCGTATGATAAAATTACAAAGATGTTGTAACCATTATTTAATTTAGCTCCTATATCTTTTAAAATTTGTCTATTAAATTGTCTGTTTATATAAAGTCTACTTTCTACCATTATTTATTCTCCTTAAATTAAATTGCTTTGAAATGTGCTTATGTTAAGCAGGTGGCTTAACTACGAATGTTAATGTGCTTGGTTTGTTACTACTGCTGTTAAACTTATCTGCATCTGTTTGAGTTCTCGCATAACCTGTAGTTGCTTGTGAACCTTGAAACATAAAATTCATATTCGTTACATTACTTGTAT